AGGCGAGCAATACGAACTCCACGCGCACGCCCTGTATGAGGCCCGCCGCACCCTCAAAACCATCAAGTCAGTTCAGTCCAAGATCGACAAAAAGCGCGAGCTACTGCCCGACTTCATGCCCTATATCAACGGCGTGCTGAGCGAAGGCAAAGGCGCAAAAGACGATGTGTTGATGACCATGATGGTCTGGTGCATCGACGTGGGCGACTTCGAAAAAGCACTGGAAATTGGAGCCTACGCCGTGAAGCACAGCATTGATACGCCCGACCAATTCGAGCGCGACACCGTCAGCATCCTGGCCGAAGAGATCGCCGAAGGCGTCAAGCTACAACTGGCAAAAGAAGACCACGACGCCGACGCGCTGGCCAACGTTATGGCTCGCGCCGTAGCCATCATCGGTGATGCCGATATGCACGATGAGATCAAAGCCAAGGTGCATAAGTACTACGGCTACGCCCTACGCGCCGCAGAAGATCCAGAAGGCGCGCTCGAGCAGCTCAAGCAAGCGCTGTCGCTCAATGAGCGAAGCGGCGTCAAGCAGGATATCCAGCAGCTAGAGCGGCAGTTAAAGAACGCAGGCGAAAAGGCCAACGCCTAACGCCCAACCGAGTCGCACCCCGACGGCAAGGGGGCACCGCCAAGCAAGGGCTTTCAGCCTCGCGCGAAGCGGTCCACCCCCTTCTTTCTTAACAGGTGGCCAGCATGATCGCCCACGGCACTAACCCGCCTAGCCCAACGCTAGAGCCCATCGCCAACAACGGCTTTTGGCCAGAAATAAATCCCAACGACTTCCGTGAAGAAGAGCGCGTGCACAGCGTCACGCCCAAGCGACTAACACAATCGCTGCGCGCCGCCATGGCAGATGTAAACCGCCAGTTGGCCGACTACCAAGCCGAACAGCAGGAAAGCGGCCGCGCCACGATTGACGAAGTACCGGTCGAAAACTGGCAGACCCCCGGCGATCTCCAGCTGCTCTACCGCCGCGCCGTCTACGCACAAGCACAGGCGGATCTCCTAGAACGCTACCGCGATGCTTCCGCAACAGGCGAAGGCGACGAACGCGGCGAAGCCAAAGACCTCGCGGCAGACGACTACCGCGCCGATGCCCGTTGGGCCATCGCAGAGCTGACCGGCATCAACCACACCACGGTCGAGCTGATATGAACCGCATCGTGCGCGCCCACCAGGGCGAAACGTTAGACGCCCTGCTCTACCGCGTGTACGGCAGAACGGCAGCGATTACTGAGCTAACGCTGCAGCTAAACCCGCACCTGGCCGAGCAAGGCCCGGTGCTCAAAGAGGGAACGCCGGTCACGCTACCGCCGCCACCGGACACCCGCGAAACCAAGCAACCAAAAATCCAGCTCTGGAGCTGAACGAACACAAGGGGAACCCATGGCCGAACCATCAACCGCCGCTGCCGCCGGTACCGCATCGCTCGCCGCGTTGGTGATCGGCATGCTGCCCGGCATCGACGCCAATGCAGTCGTAGGCGCATTTTGCGGCGCCACGCTATTCGTCATCAGCGCCAAAGAGCTAGGGATTCTGGAGCGCCTGGCCTACCTGTTCATCAGTTTTTGGGTGGGGTACCTCGGCGGCCCTGCCACGCTAGGCAGCATGCTCGAGCACTCTGCCGTAGCCGCGTTCATTGCATCCGCCGTTTCCGTAACCGCCGGGCTAAGAGCGATTGAGGGAGTAAAAACGCTCGACCTGAAAGCCTGGCTTGGGGGCCGCAAGTGACCATCGTTGATGCCATCACATTAGCCGCTGCGCTCGTGATCCTGGCGCGGTTGCTCACCTTTCGCCGCCGCACTGCACGCTATCGCCCTGGCATCGCCCTGCTGTCATGGCTGTTAGTGGTAGCCACCACATATCTAGCCGTCATGGGGCCACCATCCCATAACGCTGTGCGCTGGGTGATCGCTATCACCCTAGTAGCGCTGGCCATCGGCCTCATCCGCACCGGCGGCAACGTCGCCCACCTCATCCGCCCACTACGGAGGCAATAGCATGTTGCTACGCCAAGGCTCCATCGGCCCCAGTGTCACCGCGCTGCAGCGCGAGCTAAAAGCCAACGGTTACCCGCTGAGCATCGACGGCCACTTCGGCCCGAAAACCGAGCAAGCCGTGCGCGGCTACCAGCGCTCACAAGGCCTAGTCGTTGACGGCATCGCAGGGCCGAAAACCCGCGCCGCGCTGCATGGCCAGAAAAATGGCCGAATGCTGCGACAAGTGGATCTCGTCGACGCAGCAGATCGGCTAGGCGTGGAGTTAGCGGCCGTCATGGCAGTGAATGAAGTAGAGAGCCGTGGTAGCGGGTTTCATTTTGGGGGGCCACGCAACGGCGCGCCGGTCATTCTGTTTGAACGCCACATCATGCGCCGTCAGCTGCAGCATCACGCGATTAACCCCATGCCGTATCAGCACGCGATGCCCGACATCGTCAATGCCAGTCCCGGCGGTTATCTCGGTGGTCACTGGGAGCACAACCGCCGCGAACGCGCGGGCAAGATCCACGGTGCAGCGTCGATTGAGTCGGCAAGCTGGGGGCTGTTCCAGATCATGGGCTTTCACTGGAAACGCCTGGGGTATGAGTCCGCAGAAAACTACGCCGCCGACATGGCCATCAACGAAGCCAACCAGCTAGATGCCTTCGTGCGCTTTATCGAAAAAGATAAGGCGATTCATGCCGCCCTGCGCCGCCACGACTGGGCAGACTTCGCCAGCCGCTACAACGGCCCCAACTACGCCGCCAACGACTACGACACCAAGCTAGCCGCCGCCTACCGCCGCCACTCGCAAGGCTTGAGGTTGGCCGCATGAACAAACTCACCCTCCTGGCCAGCGCCGCCGCGCTGGCCGCCATCTTCGGCGCTGGCTGGCAAGTCGCCAACTGGCAAAACGACAGCCACGCCCTCACCGCCGAGCGCGCTGCCCAGCAAGCCATCAACGCTGCCATGGCGCGCGAATCCGAGATCGCCGCCAACGTCGAAACGCGTCTGGCAGAGCTGCAAGCCAATGAGCGGGTCATCGACAGGGGAATCATTCGTGAAATTCAAAAGCCGATTTACCAGCGCGTGTGCCTTGAGCCTAACGTTATCCGCCTGCTCAACCACGCCGCCGCCGGAACCCAGCCCGACACAACAGAACTTGATGCAACGCTGCCCTGACACACTACCGCCACTCACCGACGGCACCGGCAGCGATGTCACGCTCACGATGACAGCCTGGGCGGCTGAATATCACGGCTGCGCAACCCGCCATAACGGCCTAGTCGAGTCGCTTCAATGATCAAACTCCAATCCCTACGCCAACACCTGCTAGCCTCAGTCGAAGAGCTACGCCGAAACCCCGAGCAGCTCCACACCTTCGTCAACGACGGCAAGGTGAAGTTTTCACGCGGCAACAACTTGAGCCATCAGTACACCGTCGACGCTCAAATCATCATCACCGACTACAGCGGCTCACTCGACACGGTCATGGTCCCGCTACTGCAGTGGCTCAATACCTACCAGCCGGATCTCATCGAAGATGAGGCGGTGCAGATCGAGGCCGAAATTCTCAGCAACACCCATTGGGATCTCGCCTTAACGGTGCGCCTCACCGAACGCGTCGTCGCCAAGGTCGATTGCAGTACCGGCAGCATCAACGCCGAGCACCGCATGCCCGAATACCCCGTAGACGCCTGCCCCGCCAAACACTGGCAGCTCTACATCAAGCACCCCGAAAACGCAGAGCATGACCTTGTAGCGGAATGGGATAGCCCCGCATGAGTACCGATCTCGAAAAAGAGCTGCAGCAGTTGGATAACTGGCTAACACCGCTGATTGAAAAGCTCACCCCCAAAGAGCGGCGCGTGCTGGCCAGAGAAGTCGCGCGGGATCTGCGCATCGCCAACCGCGAGCGCATCAAAGCGCAAACCAATCCCGACGGCACCCCCTACGAACCACGCAAACAGCTGCGTGGCCGCAGCGGTGCCATCCGCCGCAAAGCCATGTTCAAAAGGCTGGGTACCGCTAAATACCTCAAGATCAAAACCACCGCCGACGAAGCCGCCGTGGGCTTTTTGGGTCGCGTCGCCCGCATCGCCCGCGTGCATCACTACGGGCTGCGCGACCGCGTAGAGAAAGGCGGCCCACAGCACCAGTACGCCCGCCGCGAACTCATCGGCATCACCACGAAAGACGCCGATCACATCGCTGAAAGCGTCCTGAACCACCTGTCGCCACCCAACTAACACACCGCCGCTTGTCCTACTGGGCTGGCACAACGCCCACCGCTACCCATACGCGCGCAAGCCTCACACCATTGGCGGCATGAACAACGTCGCCGAACTACTCCGCCTGATTCAAAACCTGATCCGCTTTGGTGCCATCGCCGAGGTGGACCACGGCGCGGCGGGTGAACGCCTGCCTACCGTACGCGTGCGCTCGGGGGATCTGCTCACCGGCTGGCTGCCGTGGGCCGGTGGCCGCGCGGGAACTACCCGCGATTGGAACCCGCCCACCGTTGGCGAACAGGTAATGATCCTGTCCCCCGGTGGGGATCTCGCCAACGGCGTGGCCATGCCCAGCCTGTTCCAATTCAGCGCCCAACCACCGACCAACGACCCCAGCAAAATCAGCCGCGCGTTTCCCGATGGCGGCCTGGTTGAGTACGACCACGAACGCAACGTCGTGCGTATCAACCTACCCGGCCGCTTAGAGATCACCGCCCCCGGCGGCACGCAGTGGGTAGGCGGCATCCAGCACCAAGGGGATATGCAGCGCAAAGGCAGCTACAGCCAACAGGGCGGCAGCCATACCCACAACGGCAAAAACACCGGCAGCGACCACCAGCACAGCGGCATTCAACCCGGCCCCGCGAACACAGGAGAGCCCATCTAATGCCCGGCATGAACGTCCAAACAGGCAAGCGGCTGGATGGCATCGACCACATCCGCCAAAGCGTTGCCGACATCATCACCACGCCCATCGGCTCCCGCGTCATGCGCCGCGACTACGGCAGCCTTGTGCCCGAGCTGCTCGACATGCCCATGAATGACGCCCTCCTCATGCAGGTCTACGCCGCCACCATCATCGCAGTCACCCGCTGGGAACCACGCATTCAAATCACCGGCGCGCGCCGCACCGTCAATACCCAGCAGCACGGTGCCGTAGTGATCGAGCTGCAGGGCCGCACCGCCGATGGCCAAGCCATGAACGTAGGAGTGCCCCTGGCATGAGCATCGCGATTGACCTGTCTCAGTTGCCCGTCCCCAACGTGGTCGAAACCATCAACTACGAAGAGATCCTGTCCGCACTGCTCGGGGACCTGGTCGACCGCTACCCTGAATTTGACGTACCCGCCGAGTCGGACCCCATCTATAAAGTGCTGGAAGTCGCAGCCTATCGGGAAATGCTGGTTCGCCAGCGGGTCAACCAAGCGGCTCGCGCCGTCATGCTGGCGTATGCCGAAGATGAAGACCTGGACAACCTCGGCGCACTCTTCAACGTCAAACGGCTGCAAACCTACGCAGGTGACCCCGGTGCCATCCCCCCGGTACCGCCCGAGTACGAAACCAACCCCGACTTCCGCCGGCGGATTCTGCTTTCCCTCGAAGGGCTATCAACGGCAGGGCCAGAAGGCGCGTACATTTTCCATGCCCTCTCCGCCAGCGGCAGCGTATTAGACGCCAGTGCCACCAGCCCTGCCCCCGAAGATATCAAGGCATTGGTAATGTCAGTGCTTAATAACAACGGTGCGTCAAGCACGTTGATTGATGTAATGAGAGAAGCGTTAGAAACAGCAAAATGGCCGGGAGAAGTAGACGTAACTGTATTGGCCCGCGAGGGTAACGGCGAAGCGCAAACAGCGCTGCTCGACGCAGTATTGGCGGCAGTTAATGGGGAGACAGTCCGCCCTCTAACGGACTACGTAAAAACCCAAAGCGCCGAAATTATTGAGTACACCATCAACGCCACGCTCTACTTTCAGCCGGGGCCAGATAGCCAAGTCGTACTCGCCGAAGCCCAAGCGGAAGCGCAGCGCTACGCGGATCGCCAACACCGGCTAGGCATGGACATCACCCTGTCAGGCGTTTACGCCGCCCTGCACCGCGCAGGCGTCCAGCGTGTAGAGCTGGCAAGCCCGTCGGCCACGATCAACGTCAACCGACAGCAAGCCGCCTACTGCACCGCTATCGCGCTCACCGATGGGGGCGTACATGAGTAACCACCTGCTACCCGCCAACGCCACCGCGTTAGAAAAGAGCGCAGCAGAAGCCACCGCTCGCGTGTCAGACGTCCCCACGCCGCTGCGCGACCTATGGAACCCGGATAACTGCCCCACCGAGCTACTCCCCTGGCTCGCGTGGTCGCTCGGCGTCGCCGCATGGAAGCCCTACTGGTCCGAGCGCATCAAGCGCGAACGCATCCGCCAAGCGGTCGAGATCCACCGCCGCCGGGGCACAGTGCAATCAGTACGCCGCGTAGTGGAATCGTTTGGTGCTGGGGTGGCCATCCGCGAATGGTGGCAAACCGAACCCAAAGGCACGCCGCACACCTTTGAACTGGTGCTCACCGTGCGCGCCGACAACAACGCCGCCGAACTTCAAGACGACATCATCCAAGAAGTGCACCGCGTCAAACCCGTGCGCAGCCACTTCACTCTCATCGCAGGAATCGCCGCCGAGGGCGGCATCGGCACCTACGCCGCCGCCCGCCCGGTCATTTATCGACGCTTACAGGTAGAGGAATAACATGGCGCTCAACATCACCATCACCCACGCTGGGCGTGCTGAAATCATCAACGCCAACAACACCGGCACCGCCCCCGTCACGCTCACCCATATCGGGTTCACCGCCGCCGCGTTCACGCCCAACGCCGGGCTCACCGCGTTGCCCAGTGAAATCAAACGGGTTAGCAGCATCGCGGGCGAGATCGTCGCGCCGGACACCATCAGCGTTACCGCAAAAGACGAAGGCCAAGACACCTACACCATGCGCGGCTTCGGGATTTTTACCGGGTCCGGTACCCTGTTCGCCGTGTATGGCCAAGCCGACCCCATTATCGAAAAGTCCAGCGGCTCCACCATGCTGCTCACCATCGATGTCGTACTGGCCGATATCGACGCGGCCAGCCTTGAATTCGGCGATATCAGTTTCAGCAACCCACCCGCCAGCCTCACAACGCCGGGCGTCGTCACGCTCAACAACGCCACCGACAGCACCGCCCAACACCAAGCCGCTACGCCGCGCGCGGTGAAGTCGGCGAACGACAACGCCAACACACGCCTAGCCAAAAGCCAAAACCTCGCCGACCTCACCAGCGCCGCCACGGCCCGGGTCAACCTCGGCTTAGGCGCATCGGCCACCCTCGGCAACACAGCCCTACGCACGTCCGCTAGCACCACGCTTTTGCTACAAGCGGCGGCAATGAACGACCACCGCACCAGTGGCGACCACGACGACCGCTACCCCCAGCGCGGCAACAACCTCAGCGACCTGCCCAGCCCAAGCCAGGCGCGCAGCAACTTAGGCCTCGGCGCCTCCGCCACCATGGGCACCACCGCCAGCCGCACCTCCAGCAGCACCGCGACCGTGCTGCAAGCCCGCGCGATGAACGACCACCGCCAAAGCGGTGACCACGACGATCGCTACGTGCAGCGCAGCGGCGACAGCATGAGTGGTGACCTCACTATCAGTAAGAGCAACCCCTGGCTCACGCTGAACAGCACCACCACCGGAGGCACGGGGACCGACCAAGGTGCCGGGGTATCGATTGGGGAGTCGGGCTATAAGGGAGGTGCTGCTATGCACCTCACTTACACGGGGGATGGCAAAGGTCACATCGGCATGGGCACGGTCGACCCCGATACCGGCATCCCTGAATACAACGCCATGGAGCTGCACTACCGTGGCTACGACGTCACCTTCAAAGGCAAGCTTCAACTGCCTGGGGCTACCACGCTGGAAGGGGCCACCACCGGCCTCAGAATCGGTAACGCCAGCAACGGCTCGGTCGATATCGGCAACCGCAACACCGGCTACACTCATTACCAAAGCACCACGGGCAAGCACTACTTTTACGGTGATGTACATGCACAAGGTAGGTTCGCAGGCGATGGGTCTGGCCTAACAGGCACCGCCTCGTTACGCGCGACAGGCACGACGAAAGACGATGTGGGGCTGTCACGAATCCCCAACGTGGAGGTAACGGCAAACCCTGATCCCTCTACCATCATGCAACGTAACTCATCGGGTGATGTGTGGGCGCGGCTCTTTCGCTCTACTTACACCCCCAAAAACAGCAACGTTCAGGTCATCTACACCTCGGCCAGCGACGACGGCACCGACTTCATGCGCCCGTCTACTCCTGCCCAGGTAATGGATGCCGTGGGGGCAACACGCAGAATCAATACCGGCAGTGGGCTCACGGGCGGGGGGAATCTCAGTGGCGACCGCACCCTCAGCGTAGACAGCTCCATTCTTAGAGCATCGGGCGACAGAGCCGCTCACTTACGACTCAACAGCTATACCTACTTGAACGACTACGACGAACCGTTCGGCTCCGATCACGGGCTGCGCTTCTACGTCCGCGACGCAGTCATCAATATGCTGTCTACCGGCGGCGAAACTCGACACCCTGAATTAGACCTCGGCGGCGACAGGGTCTATCACCAAGGCAACCTCGATAGCGCCTTTGCCTCTAACCTCGGCCCTTCCGGCAGTGCCCGCCTGCCTGGGGGTTTAATCATCCAATGGGGGCAAACGGGCTTGATGGGCATCGACTCGAATGCCGCCGTGAATTTTAACGTCACCTTTCCCAACCGCTGTCTTCAAGTCGTCGCCAGTACTCTCAACTCGTTCACCGGCGATGACGACGTGTTTGCCAGAGTCATCGAGCACACGCGTTCGCAGGTCACGCTACGCACCGAAGCCGTCAACGAGGACTACAGCGGTTCTCGTCGAATTATGTTCATCGCAATAGGGCACTAACATGAATACGATCTACTGGAGCGCGACCACCAACGGTTTTCACAGCGACCATATCGACGGCCCGCGCACTCTGCATATCGCTGTTCCCGATTGGCAACCAAGCTCAAGCGGTGACGACACCCCGCCGCCGACCATCGAAGTGAAGAACCCTCAATCCACCCTGCCCGACGATGCCGTGCCGATTGAAGAGCATGAACGCGACCGACTACTCGCGGGACAAGCGAACGGGCTCATCATCACCTCGGATGAGAACGGGTATCCCACTCTAGTCGAGCCGCCGCCGACTCCCCTTGAGACGCTGGCAGCGCAGAAGCGCCGCGAGCTGGACCAAGCCCGCGATGCCGCTTTTGCAAAGGGATTGGAATACGACTTCGATGGCGAAGTCGATGTGGTGCAGACACGCCCGCAAGACCAGATCAATCTGCTTGGCCTGTCGGCAAAAGCCCAGCGCTTAATCGCGGCAGGCCAACCCGACGCAACGATAACGTTCCGAGGCGGCGGCAACTTCAACCGCGAACTGACAGCAAAAGAGATAGATGCCCTGACTATAGCCGCACTAGGTCATATCGAAGCTATCTACCAAAAGAGCTGGCGTTTAAAAGATATGCTTCGGAATGCCAGAATAGCTAGTGACAGAAGCATAGTCGAAAACCTATCTTGGTAATTAGATGGTTCAAGCATTTTGCGATAGCTGAAAGCTTGAACCCATCTCACCTATTGCTTTGCCAAGATTTAGCCACTCTGACTCATGCTTCAAGTACTCTGAATTCATAAAAAGAAGATCTTCAGCTCTCTTACAAAACAAATCATCACCGATACCTTTTTTAAACGCATAAGCACACTTCATTAAAGATATAATGTCGACTTCTTTGCTTAACCTCTGCTTCATATAAGACACAAACAAATAATATAGCCTGCCATCTACACTCAGCTGTTCAAAAATGAATCCAAAAACCAAATATGGCTCATAAAAAAACTCTTCTATAAATTCAACCACACCATCTCTAATCTCAACACAACTTCTTTCCATCGCCTTACCTTTCATATGGTTCTCATGATATTTAACACCGTGCATAAATGTTTCAGCAGAATGTATACACTCCATGTAGTTTCTTGCTTGAAAAAAAGTCATATAGAGCCGATTATCACCACCTGCTATAGGGACACACCAAGGAAAATCTAGCTCAGACTTTATTTTTATAGACTCTATTAAAGTTGGAAAAATACTCACCCCAGCTTGATAAGCTCTATTAAGCTCATCCTTTTTTTCAGCATAAGACAACTGTTTCTCTGTCTGCTGGAGTTGCTGCTGTTGCTTTTTGAGCATTTCATCTTGACTAGTAATCAATGCCTGTTGCTGACCAAGAGTTTTAATAAAAGCAAATAAAGTAGCAACAACAGCAGCTACACCAACAGTACCGGAAAGATAAGTAGCAAAATCAGCCCAATCAGACGGATCACGAGAAGGCTGGCTTTGTCCTAACCAATACAAATACATACAGACTGAGATTAAGGCTGATGAAATAAAAAAAACAATAAGAGAAATATTGGAAAAACTCCAACATTTGGGCTTTTTATGGGCATTCACAGCCTCTTCAATTTCACCCTCACTCATAGCAATCACCTTCATTAACTTATATTAGTGTTAACCCTCATTGTGCACTGTCCCCCACACCCCGCACAACGCCCGACGCTACCCTCCCACGCGCAAGCACCACACCATGGGCTTCACTCAGCCAGTACCCCATGACCCCGCTTGAACCTGCGCAGGAGACAAGCCCAATGTCTGATTACCACCATGGCGCCCGTGTCAAAGAGATCAACGAAGGCACGCGCCCCATCCGCATTATCAACACCGCCGTTGTCGGCCTGATCGGCACCGCGCCCAACGCCAGCCCCGGTGTGGCCGCCAGTATCGTCATCGATGGCCTTGCTGCCAACGGCGACCTCACCTACACCGCTGCCAATGTCGGCGTAAACGGCAACAATATCCGCATCACCCATCGGGACCCCGGCGAACCGTCCACGGCTATCAACGTCTCGGTGACCGATAAACACATCACCATCACGCTAGCGACCGATGCCGAAGGCGAAATCCTCAGCACCGCCGACGAGGTAGCCACCGCCATTTCAGCGGATAGCGCCGCCTCGGCGCTAGTCAACGTGGCCATCAACGGCGATGGTCAAGGCACCCCGGCCACGGCTCAGGCGGTGCGACTAGCCGGTGGCGTGAACGAACCGTTCCCCCTGAACGAACCGGTATTGATCACCAATATATACACCGCGATTGGCCAAGTCGGTGCTGGGGGCACGCTGCGCCGGTCGCTGCAAGCCATCGTTGATGAAGGCAAAACAGTCATCGTCATGGTGCGCGTCGAAGAAGGCAGCGACGAGCAAGCCACCGCCGCCAATGTCATCGGTACCGTCGACCAGCTCACAGGCCGCAAAACTGGCATGCAGGCGTTCACGGCAGCAGAAACCAAGTTTGGCGTAAAGCCGCGTATCTTTGGCGCGCCGGATCTCGACACCCAAGCCGTCACCGCTGCCCTGGTCGGCATCGCCCAGCAGTTGCGCGGTTTCGTCTATGCCTACGCTCACGGCTGCAGCACTAAAGAAGAAGCCCGCATGTACCGCGAGAATTTTGGCCAACGCGAGCTCATGATTATCTGGCCGAACTGGCAAGCGTTCGATGTCGACGCAGAAGAAACCCTGCCCTTGCCCGCCGTGGCCAAAGCGCTTGGCCACCGCGCTCGCCTGGATCAGGAAATTGGTTGGCATAAAACCCTATCGAACATGCCCGTGAACGGCGTCACCGGCATTACCAAGGATCTCTCCTGGGATCTGCAAGACCCCAACACCGACGCCGGTTATCTCAATGAAGCCGATGTGACCGTGCTCATCCGCAAAGAAGGCTTCCGCTTCTGGGGCTCCCGCACCTGCTCGGCAGATCCCCTCTTTGCCTTCGAGTCCTACACCCGCACCGCGCAAGTGTTGGCGGATACCATCGCAGAAGCCCACTTCTGGGCAGTCGATAAGCCCATGCACCCATCGCTAGCACGCGACATCATCGAAGGCGTCAACGCCAAATTCCGCGAGCTAACCCGTAAGGGCTACATCCTCGGTGGCTCCGCGTGGTTCGACGCAGAGATCAACACGCCCGAGGTGCTCAAGAGCGGCAAGTTGTACATCGACTACGACTACACGCCGGTACCGCCACTAGAAAACCTCATGTTCCAGCAGCGCATCACCGACCGCTATTTAGTGGATTTTGCCGACCGCGTCGCCGCTTAAACGCAGCTAGCTAGCGCACTCACAGGAGCAAGCCAACATGGCACTACCCAAGATTCTCAAAGACTTC